TTGGTCGAACCCACTTGGATTCCGGAGACGAAGGTCTTCAGACCGTTCACGACCTGATTGCCGGTGAGCTCGACCGCCGTAGCCGCACTGGCGAACACGAGCTGCAGGTTCTGCCAGAACCGCTGCATGTAGGGCGTGATCCGACCGTCCGGCTGGACGATGGGCACGTTCTTGTCGAGGCCGGGAAGCGAGTTCACCGCGCCAGGCTCTCATTGTAGTGCGCGCCGCGGACCGTCACCGGTTCCGTCGTGCGCCAGCGGAAGACACGGCCGGGATATTGCAGCATCCCAAGCCGTGGCCAGACGACGCGGGCGTTGAACTCCCCTTCCCGGCCCAGCGACTGCGGGTCCTCGTCCACGAAGGTCTTGCCCCCGTCCGGAGACCACGACATCTGCATCATCGGGTCGGAGGTCGGATCGGTCGTCGAGCCGCCGGAGAGCGCCAGCATGACGTTGTTGCAGCGCGTGCGCGGTCCGGTGACCTCCAAGAGCCCGGAAAACTCGTAGCCCACAGGATCGGTCGTGCCGTCCAGCGTTTGGGTATCGAGCATCTGCCAGATGACGTTCGAGGTGTCGTCGCCGATCAGCGGCTGGGAGTTTACCCCGACGCAGCCAACGGCCCCTCGGAAGTGGGCGTGGTTGAAGCTCGTCCACTCGACCCAGTCGCCGGTTCCGAGATCGTAGGCCCAACTGCCATAGTTCGGGATGTGGAGGATGTAGAAGTCGTGCCCGTCCCAGGAGCAGGTCGTCGCGTAGGGGTTCTGGCTATTGCTCGGGTTGGCGACGTTCGCGAAGGTCGTCTTGCGAAGCTTCTCCTCGATCGCCGGGTCCGAGATGCGGTCAGGGTTTGGGTTCGTCCGATAGACCCTGCGGTCCGTGCCGACCCAACAGACCGTATCGACCCCGCCGACATTGAGTTTCTGGATGGTGTCGCGGGCGGTCACGCCGATGCCAAAGATGCGGCCGGTGATCCGTTGGAACGGCAGGTTGAGGTCTCCGGTCGGTTGCCAGACCTCGATGGAGAGCCGGCCGAACAGCCACAGCTCGTCGCCGATCACCTTCAGCGACATCAGAACGTCGGGCTGGCTTTCCGCCGTCGCATAATCCAGCGGATCGACGGTCGTTCCCCCGACGGCTGACCAGTAGAACCGGCCAAGCTCCGAAGCGAACAGAAAGTAGCTGTCCAGCGTGTCGATCGCGGTGACGGACTTCCCATCGGGAAAGCTGATCGCCGTGAGGGTGTTCCCATCAGTGTAGTAGGGCTGGCCGCCCGTGGTGAGCACCACGACAGCGGTGTTGCCTTCCGCGCTCATCCTGAGGCCGCCGGCCGTGACGGCTCCGAGGACAGTGGCCGCGCCCGTGGTCTGATCCACCAGATAGAGCGTCGCGTTGGAGAGGCAGATGATTGCGCCGGAATGGCCGCTGTCGGCCATCACGCCGCCCTTGCGGTAGAGGCCGTTGATCGGACCTGCCCCGACCGCCGCGAACTGATTGAGCCGCCAGCGGGGCTTTAGGGAGACCTGATCCTCGAGCGTGGTCGGAGAGGGCTCGTAGTAGTAGTTCTTCAGCGTCAGGGCCGGGAGTTGGCTCCGCTGATACGCCGCCTTCGCGAGCGGGATCGACGGCATCTACCAGTAGTCCCGCTGGCGGTGCGAATAGGGCGACGTCGGCCGGTTCCAATCCTCCGGCTCTGCCTTCTTCATCCGCGCCCGCATGCTCTTGGCGGAATTGCCGGCGAGCGTGGTGGTCCGGTCGCTCATCGCCTGCTGGTCGCCGTACTCGTCCATCATGTTGACCGCGAGTTGAGCGGCGAGGCCCTGCACGTCCTCTTCCCCGAACGGGACTTCCGAGGCGGCGGTGAGGGCGTCGGCTTGCAGCCACTTCGCCTTCGAGGCGCTGTAGAGCCAAATCCCGGCGTTGCCGACCGAGCCGCTGATCTGCGCCTTGGCGAGATCCATCGGCGGCCGGGTTGCGACGGAGCCTCCCGCTGGGGTGCAGTCGTCGATGATGCAGGTGTCGACCGTGGTCGGCAGCGTCACCGCGCCCGATCCGCTCACCGTGCAGCGGTCGCCTTCGCGTGCCGTATAGGCGCCGGTCACGGCGACCTCGCGCCAGACGCCGTTGTGCAGCAGGCCGGGAAGCGCGAGCACGAGGCTCTGCAGGCTTTCCAGGCCGTCCTTCAGCATCGATCCGGTGGGGACCTTACCGGCGCTCAACACCCCGAGGAAGCGGAGCGCGCGACGGATCACGTCGGTCGTGGTGCTCGCCATCTAGGCCTCGGGACTGGAATGGGGTGGGCGCCCCGCGAACGAGGCGCCCTAGGGGGATCAGGCTTCGGCCTTCGGCTCTTCAGCCGCCGGTTCCTTCGCCTTCGTGCGGGCCTTCGGCTCTTCAGCCGCCGGCTTCGGCACGAGGACTTCCACGAAGCGGTTGCCCTTCAGCTTGCCGAACACGAAGTCGTCGACTTCGATGGGCTCGCCGAACTCGCGGGTCAGTTCGTGGCCGTAGAGCGTGACCGAGGACACCGGGCCGAGCTCGGCATCCTCGCCCACGATGCGGGCCTTGATCAGGTGGGCCATTCTTGTGGTCCTTAGTTGGTGACGTAGAAGACGCCGTACTGCAGCGTGCCGGCGACCGCCGTGGCCGCCGCCGCCTTCACCTTGACCTGAACCAGGGTGTCGGCGGTGTACTGGTAGCCCACGGCGCCGCGGGCCGGCGTGTTGACCACGCCTCCGGCGCGCGGGGTCGAGTTCGCCGCCAGGAGGCGGGAATCCGAGGCCGCGTCGCCGATCGACATGGTGAGCGTCGGCGAGCCGTTGGAATCCATCGCGTCGGCGGCGAGGATGATGCTCACGATCTCCGCGCCCTTCGGAATCCGGATGGACCCGAGGAGCGTGTTGAGCGCGAGCTGAGCCGTGGTGACCGCGATGGTCTCGCCCTCGAAAACCAGTTGGTTCGAGGACGTGGAGGTCTTGCCACTGCGGCGAGCCCCCGAGGGATTGCTGGGGAAGGCCATAGCCATGGCTGTATCTCCTTAGACGCAGGCGAAGATGGTCGCGACGCCATGCTGTTGGCCGGGGCCGACAGACGTCGTGGACTTGAAGAAGGTCTTGTCGACCGAGCGCAGTTCTTCGACGCCCACGCCCTTGATGAAGCCGTAGTCGTCGTCCTTGCGCATGGTGGTGGCCGGGTCCTGGCCCCAGCCGATCAGCAGCGCCTGGGCGCCGCAGAGGTAGCCGGGCTCCACGTCGGCTCCCGCCGCACCGGCGCCCGTGAGCGTCGGCATTTCGGGGATCTCGTGGATGATGATCCCGTTCCACATCAGGTCGCCGCCCTGGAAGATCGGGTTCTTGTCGAAGCCGCCATCTTCCCGCGGACGGGCGTCCTTGTTGGCCGCCTTGATGTCCGCATCGGCGCGCAGCTTGTTCATGCTGCGCGTGCCGACGAAGAGCACGTAGTACTCCTTGCCGTCGTTGCCGTTGCGGTAGGGGCGGATCGCCCGAACGCCGGTGGCGCGGTTGCGGCGGCGGGCCATGGTCTTGGCCGCGTCGAGCATGGTCGAAGACCAGGTGTCGGCCGCAGCGTCCACGTTGCCCAGAGAGGTGGCGTGGTTGCCGGCGGTGTAGTTGGCCTCCGTCACCCCGTAGAGGATGCGGTTCTGGTTGTCCGAGTTCCAGTTGTTGAGCTGGGTCGCGGTGGCCTCGGAGTAGAGCACCTGGCGGCCGACGCCGGTGTCTTCGTTGTAGTGGGTGTCCTGCTCGTCCACCGTGGACAGCGCATCCACCAGGCGATCCCGAAGGTCGTCCGTGGACCACAGCTTCAGCACGTCCTTGTTGGCGCGCAGGATGTCGATGGCGGCCTTCTGCTGCTGGCTCTTCTTCACCACCACGGCGTTACGACGCCAGTAGGGGCGAGAGCGGAACGAGAAGTAGTCGACCGCTTCTTCGTTGCCGGTCAGCAGGCCAGCGCCCGTGCCGCGGCCCTTCAGCGAGGCGACGAGCGGGACGATGAGGTCCATGCCGCCGTCGAGAAGGTCACGCTGGGTCTGGATGATCGAGTTGACCGACTTGCCCATGTAGGGGTTGAAGCCGGATTCCCGAACGTACTCCTGCCAGTACTCGGACTGCCACTTGAGGAGGTCAAGATCGGTATTGACCTGTTCAACGCTCGTGTAGGCCATTGCCTACGCTCCTTATCGATCGAACATCGCGTCGTAGGTCGAGGCGCCGTCACGAGGGATCGGCTGGCTCGAGGCTGCGGCGGATGGTGCGGCGGCGAGGCTGGGCCTCGGGGCCGCGGGTGCGGGGGGCGGCGCTGCCACAGGGGCAGGCGCCATGGGTGGGGCTGCGGCCGGCGGCGCACTGGCCGCGGCGGCCTGGGCGGCCTGCCATTCCTGGAAGGCCTTGAACTGATCGGGCGAAACCTGCGAGGCGATCTGGTCCCGCTGGTACTCGCCGACCACGAAGGAATAGGGATCGCGGGAGCTTCGGACCTTGGCGTTGAAGTAGGGGTCTTCGTCGCAGCGCTTGGCGCCCCATTCGAAGGCCTGATCGACGGTGTCCTTGCCGAACCTCACTTCCGCGAAGCCGCGGGACATCTCCCGCCGCTGCTCGTAGAGGAGCTCGTCAAGTTGCGCCGCCTGGAAGGCGCGGAAGCCCTGCGGGTCCTGGTCGGGATCGGGGGCTCGAACGGGGGGTTGTTGCCGCGCCTGGGCTTCCTGTTGCTGGCGCCACTGTTCCAGTTCCGCGGCTCTCGCTTCGGCCTTTTGCCGCTTCTCGCGCTCGTCGAGGAGCGCGGCGATCGGGGCGTAGGGCTCGGCGGGGGGCTGGGGCTGGGCCGGAGGCGCTTCGGCGGCGGGAGCCGCGGGCGGCGCTTCAGGCGTGGCGGGGGCGAACCTGCCGTTGGTATCGCGAGGCTGGCCCGCTTCGGGCGCCGGCGCTTCGGCTGCGGGCGCAGCTTCAGTGACGGGTTCGGGAGCAGGTTGAACTTGCGGCGTGGCGGAAGGGTCGTCCGACAGGAAGTCGGGAAGGTCGTTGCTCATGTTGATCCTGGTTGCCGGTGTCGACGGCTACGAAGCGCCCGGAGCGGCGGCGGCCCGTCGCCCCATGACGGAGGGGCATCCCGAACCTCCCGATTGGCCCCGGAGGCGGGCTTTGCGGCTGGCCGTGAAGGCCGGGCCGGTGTTCGCTAGAAGTCCTGCCCGCTGCGCACGTCGAACGGCACATCGGCCGGTCCTTCGACGATGCGGCGATGGGTCTGGCTGAGCAGGTGAGCCGCCCTCGCCCGGGCTTCGTCGGCCTGGGCGAACAGCTTCTCGGTATTGGCCTGTTCCTTGCGGAACTGCACCGGGTCCATGGGCTGCGGGCCTTGCGGCTGCTGCGGCTGTTCCGGAGGCTCCATCGCCTCCTTCATGTTCCGCGCCGCTCGGGCCTTCCAGTCCTGGGCCTGGGCCTGGGTCAGCTCCACCTTCGCCTGACCGGCCTGCATGGCGAGCTGTTCCTGCGGACTCGGCGGCTGCTGTTGCTGCTGCTTGACCTGGTCCATGATCTCGCGCTTGTGCGGCAGCGAGGAGGCCTGCAGCAGCATCGGGCCGGGGTTCGGTCCCAAGGCTCCGGTGCGGGCCAGATCCACCAGCATGGAGAACTGCTCCTGCTGGACGTTGGCGGTGTCCGGCGTGGAGTCGATGATGATGTCCACGTCGATCTGTGCGACCGAGTTCTTGTAGCCCATGAGCTGGGGCTGCATGACGATCTGGCGCGTGATCGGATCGAACTGAGGTTGACCCGTGTTCTGGTCGATCACCGGGGCCGGAGGTCCCCACACCGGCTCGTTGATCTGGATGAACTGCATCGCGCCTTCGGTGTCCGTCACACGGATCATCTTCGGCTCGGTCCAGAACTGGCGGATGCGCGCCCACACCTGCTTGAACACGCGGCGCTCAAGGTCTTCCAGGCCCGCGAACAGGTGGCTGATCTCGGTCAGGCCGACCTGTTGACGGATCAGGTCTTGACGGCCTGAGGTGGCCTGTCCCCTACCAACCATGGCGGGGTTGGGCTGCGTGCGCTCGATCTCGCTCTTGGCCTCGGCGAGGAGCTGCACGTCCATCGAGAACTTGCCGGTGTTATCCACCACGTTCCAGCCGGCGGGGATCACCCCATCCGGCCTGGCGGCTTCCCTGCGGGCCTCATCCGGATCGATGCCGGCGGCGGAGGGATCGGTCTCCTGAAGCTGGCGGAAGGTCGCGAGCCATGCGGCCTTGCGGCGGTAGGTGTTGATCTCGTCCTGCGGCCCCATCATGTCTTCGACGGCGCCGTAGCGGTTGTTCTCGTCGTCCACGAAGGCCGATTGGGCCTCGATGGGATTGCAGGGGTTGCCCTCGTTGTCCTGGTAGGGCGAAGGACCCTCTTCCAGCTTCAGCGCGCCTACGAAGACGCACTTCAGCCATTGACCGCCGTAGAGGTGGTACATCTCCACGGTGAGCAGGCGCTTGCGGCGCGGATCGGTCCAAGTGGTGGAGTTGCCGTAGGGCCGGTCTTCCCACGAGAGCCCGAAGCCGTCGCCGTGGCTGACCACGGTCTGAAGCTGCGAGGCGAACTCCGGATAGGCCGCGGCAACAGCATCGACGTACTGCCACTTCGCGATGCCCATGTAGGAGGCGTCGGAGAAGTCCTCCTCGCGGCTGTAGGGGTCGTAGAAGAACTCCTCCCAGCGGACGCGGCGGATCTTCACGTCCAGCTTGGAATCCACCTCCACGATGACCGCGGCGGTCCCTTCCACGAGGATGTTGCGGAAGGTCTTGAGCTTGGCCGGTTTCCAGCGGTTGGAATCGGCCACGTAGCGCAGACAGTCGGTGGCGACCTCCGAGGCGTTCTCGTCCGGCGTGTTGCGCGGATAGGCCCGCGGGTCCGTCTGGCCCTTGTCCACGACGCCCACCATTCCCTCGACGCCCGGGCGGACGCGATTGATGGTGAAGGTCGGCTCCTTGCGGCCCTTCAGGCGGCGCTCGGTTTCCTTGTCGAGTTGCTTGCCGTGGTAGTAGCGGGAGTACAGCAGGCTCCGCTGACGGTTGGTCGCGGTCAGCCACTGGGCCTCCTGGAAGAGGCGCTTGTAGTTGTCGAGGCTCGGGCCTTGATTGTCGTTCCCGGCAATCGGCTGGTAGCCCTGCGGATTGTCGGCGCGCAGGGGTTCGCTCACTCGCGGGAACCCTTCACGAGCAACAGGGCGCGGTTGGTCACGCTGCCATCCATCCCTGCTCTCCTCCGCTCGGCGCTTGTTTGGCGTAGTCGGTGCGCTTGGTTGCGGGCTTGTCGGGCTTCGGGGTCCACGGCCGGCTCATGCAGGCGTAGCGGGCTTCGTCCGCCACGTGGTCCTCACCCTCGGTGTCGAGGTCTTCCGGTCGGTCCGGATCGTGCTGCAGGACCGGAACCGTGCGGATGAAGTCCTTGCAGGTGTCGAACACGAACAGCATCGGCGGACCGAGCGGCCTACCCTCTTCGTCGCGAAGGCCGTTGATGCGCTGGCGCATCTGGTCCCAGCCGCCCATGGCTCCGTTGCCGGGAACGCGCTTGTTGTCGGCTCGCTTGAAGATCACGCCTTCGCGCCGCATCCGCTCTGCGATCGACGGGCCGCCGTCCTCCGCAAAGGCCGCAGGGTCCAGGACGGCGTTGGTGATCTTCTCAGATCCCTCGCGAGACTTGATACCCTTGCCGACCTGTTCGGCCGTCAGCTTCAGCCCTTCGTTCGCCTTGCCCGTCGAGCCGTACCATTCGCGGTAGCGGACCAAAGCCCCCCGCGGAATGGTGCGCCCCTCGCCGATCTGGCAGTCGTCCGCCGCCACCGCCCACCATCCGACCGAGAACGGCTTGGCCGAGCCCCAGTCCATGGACCGGATGCGAATCCAGTCTGCCGGGATCGGGAACGGCTTGACGACATTGCGCGGCGACCACTGATCGAAGAACGCGCCCTCGATGATGTCCCAGTCGCCGGCCAGCCACGCCTTCACGAGCTGCGCAGAGCCGGCCTGCTGAAGCTTCGCCACGTAAAGCGGATCATTGACCAGCAGCAGCGGGTTGTCGGAGAGCTTTGCGGGGATGAAGACCCGGCTGAGCTCGATGGTCTCGTTCGTGAACGGGTTGACGAACTGCTCGCGGATGATCTGGAAGGCGCCCGGATCGATGTAACGGGCCTTGACCCACGTGTGCCCGGGTCCTCCGGGGTTGCAGGTCGCCCGGAAGCCGCAGGGGACGCCTGCCGCGCTTCGCAAGGTGGCCTTCAGCTTGTCCACCGGACCTGGCGTGCGGAACTGCGTCAGTTCCTCGACATAGACCCGCGTATTCTTGTTAATCAGTCCTCCCGGCGTGATATAGTGGTTGGCACCCTCAACGCAAAGATCAGCGACCCATGCCCGCCCGTGCCAGTGAAGATCGACGGAGCCGTCAACAACGTCTTCCGAAAGACACCGCCCCTCGCCGGTATAAGGATGCACCCAGCTTCGTGGCCGACTCTGGCTATGTCTACGAGTGGTGCCCGACGCACCCTCGTGCGGCGACTGGCACGTATTTCCAGCATCGCCTCGTGATGGAGGTGAAGCTGGGACGATTTCTCGGTCGCCACGAGCGGGTTCACCACAAGGATGGTGACCGCACGAACAACGATCCATCGAACCTAGAACTTCACGCGAGCCACGCCGAGCACATGCGCTCTCACTGGGAAGGCCGCGGACGGAATGATCCTCAGCTAATTGATCGCGTCCGCGCGGCTGCCGCCGATCCGACCGTAGGTCAAGCCAGTCTCGGCTTGAGCTCAACAACGGTCCAGTCGATCTGCCGCGAGCACAATATTCGCTGGATTCCGCAGGGGCAGCGTGGGCGCGCTCGTCTGTTGACCGAAGAGCAAGTTCGTGAAGCGGTGCGGGGACGGACGACGCTAGAAGCTGCCCGGGTTCTGGGGGTTCACGCCCAGACGCTGTATAATCGCTTCGGGCATCTTCTGACCAAGCGAACCACGCCGGGGGCGCTTGACGCTCACCGGGAGGTGATTCTCGATCTTGTGTATCGCCAGCGCGTTCCCCGCGAAGAGGTCGCTCAGCGCTTCGGCACCCACCGCGTGACGGTGACGAAAGCAATCCAGCGCTGGTTAGGAAGGGGTGCCAAACCGGGTGCACCTGACGCGCCACCTCGCGCCCGCCAGCGTGGATACGGGCCTCGACGCAAGGCGCCAGATACGGCGACACAGTAGCAAGGACCCGTCGCGGCCCCTCCAGCGTCGCGACCATTTCGCCGACGCGAACAGCCTCAATGGCCTTCCATGTGCCGTCTGCAAGCATGATCGGAGTGCCGACGGCCACGCAATAATCGTGGCCCTGATAGTTGTCGGCGTCGCTGTCGCTTTCAAGGTAGCGGAAGTAGAGCAGCGCTCCGTTCGGCCAGACAAAGCGGGACTTCTGTTCCTGCCACTTCGCGCCCAGCGGCGTGTAAATTTGCTTCGCCCGTTCAATGGTCGGCTCGAGCGCGACCCGCGTCCGGCGGACGAACAGCCCCTTGGCGTTCCGGCCGTAGCGCTTGGCGTGAAGGGCGAACTCGCCGAGGCTGGCGTCCGTCTTGCCGCCGCCGCGTGCGCCTCCATAGACGACCTCGAAGACCGGACAGGTGACGAAGGCGTGCTGTGGACCTCGCTGCGGTCGCCAGACTATCCGAGGCCCTGCGCCGCCATCCATTCGGCCTCCGATTGTTCAGGCTCGGCCGAGACGT